TGCTGCTAACGGGAAGCCTTTTGAGCCCGCTTGGCTGCTTGCCGAAGCGCATCCGAAAAAGTCCGTCGCCTAGCCAGATGGTTCTAAGCCGATCCGGTAAAGCCATATTCCCAAAGACGGCGCATTGCCACTACTAAAAATGTAACGAGGTTTTACGAATGGAAATGTTCCTGAAGGCCTGCCACGACGTGGTGAAGGATGCCGAGACCAAGAAGCTGGCAGCGCTGATGAACATGCCCCACATCAGCCTGCTGCAGCGCTCCAACTCCGAGAACGATGCGCACTGGTTCAACGTGAAACACCTGTACGCGCTGCTTCTGCACTCCCAGGACATGCGTCCGCTCGCAGCTTTGGCAGATGAGTTCGGATACACGGTAGTGAAACGCGAACAGCCGCAGCCCATCGATGTGCACCAGGCGCTGGGGAAGCTTGCGTTCGAGATCTCCGAAGTGACCATCGAGACCTTTGGCGCCATGGGCGATGGCCGTGTTGACCAAATCGAGCGCGCGCGAATCCTTCGGGAGATCGATCACGCGGAACAAGCGCTGGCGCAGCTCAAGGCTTCAGTGAAGGTGGCCTGAGCCACCAAATCGCAGGCACAAAAAAGCCGGGGCGCAATCCCGGCTTCTTCAACAGCAACATCAAGTGAGGTCGATTATGCATACCCAGATCGCTCCCCGCAATACCCAGCCTGATCCGTTAGGTTTCGCCATCAGTCAAAACCTGACGCGTCAGGTAATGTCCTCCATCGAAATAGCAGAGCTTACCGGCAAAGCTCACAAGAACGTGCTTGCCGATGTGCGCAAGATGCTCGACGAACTCGAATTGCAATGGGCTGAATTTTCAGCCCATTACAAAGACGACCGCGGCCGCGAAAAGCCCTGTTTCCATCTCGACCGAGAAATGACCGACACCCTGCTGACTGGCTACAGCGCCAAGATGCGCTTTGCGGTCGTTCGCCGCTGGCGTGAACTGGAATGCCAGGTTCAACAGCCGCGTATACCCACCAGCTTCGCCGAAGCGCTGCAGGTGGCTGCCGACCAGGCGCGCGAGAACCAGCACCTGCAACTGGTGATTGAGCAGCAGGCTCCCAAGGTTGCTGCGCTTGAGCAGCTTACCGGCACGCGCGGTTCGATCTGCATCACTGAGGCTGCCAAGCACCTCGGTGTCGGGCCGTTGAAGTTGTTCGCCTGGATGTCGTCGAACCGCTGGATCTATCGCCGCACCAGCTTCGCCAATTGGTCAGCCTTCCAGCCGCGCCTGACTACTGGCCTGCTCGAGCACAAGCTGGTCAACCTCAAAAATAACGAAACCGAAGAGCTGAAGGTGGTCGAGCAGGTAATGGTTACCCGCCGCGGCCTCGTCGTGCTCGCGGAACAGATCAGTGGAGGGGCTCTGTAATGGCCGGAGACTGGATCAAGTTCGAACTGACGACCATGGACAAGCCAGAGGTCTGCCAGATCGCCGACCTGGCCGATATCGACCCGGATGCTGTGGTGGGCAAGCTGATGCGCGTGTGGGGATGGTTCGACCAGCAGACCGAGAACGGTAACGCTCCGAGCGTTAGTAAAAAGTTACTCGACCGCATGGTTGGCGTTACCGGTTTCTGTGAGCACATGAAATCGGTGGGTTGGATGTCCGAAGCCGATGGCCTTATCAGCCTGCCGCACTTCGACCGTCACAACGGCAAGACCGCCAAAAACAGGCTTCTCACGGCCAAGCGAGTGGCAAACCACAAGAGCGCTAACGCCAAAGGTAACGCTCGCAGCGTTAGCGGAGCGTTACCTAAAGAAGATGTAGAGAATAATAAAGACCCACTCCCTACGCACGAGGCCGTCGACCCTCGCATGCCCAGCGAGATGACCCTGAACTGGTTGCCAGACGAAACCCTGCTGAAGACTTACCTGGTACACGCCGGCCTGGCGCCGGCCCTGTTCAACGAGGAAGTCCGCAAGGCCTTCACCGCACATTACGAGTCCGGCGGCCAAGTGAACACCCAGAAGGAATGGGTTCAGATGCTGGTCAAGTGGGTGCAGCGTGACAAGGCCCGCACGGCAGCATCCAACGTCACTCCCTTCCGTCAATCAAAGCCGCCTGCTCAGGACTTCGACGACGACGACACTGGCTGGGCGCCAGGGGGGACGATTTGATGAAGAGCGTTTCCAAGAGTGCCAACGACCTATGGGCAGGCGCCAAGTCCGGTGAGCTCATGCCGGCCTTCGAAGATCCCCGCACGCTGCAGGTAGCTGAGCAACAGAACACGCTGGTGATGGCTATCAACGAACTGTTCAAAGAGCTCCGATCCATCCGTTCCGCCTGGCGTCAGGCCTGGCCGGACAAGGAGACCTACCAATCGTCGAAGCGCCAGTGGTTCCAAGCGTTCGTTGAGGCCGAAATCTGCACCCAGGGGCAGATCAATTTCGGCATGTCGCAGGTACGCAAGCAGCCGGGGGATTTCATCCCAAGCCCAGGTCAGTTCATCGAGTGGTGCAAGCCATCGCCTGAAATGCTGGGCCTGCCTCCGCTGGCAAAGGCGCACCGTGAGGCTTGTCGCAATGCTCACCCGGGGATGGCGGGGCAGGGCAACTGGTCGCACGACGCGGTTTGGCATGCAGCCAAGGAATGCGGGTTCGAGAACCTGAATCGTCTTGCCGTTGACCTCAGCCTGAAGCTGTTTGAGCGGAACTACAGCATTGCGGTTCGCCGCATTCTGGCCGGCCTGCCGTTGCAATCCATGCCGCTGGCGGTGACTCATCACCAGAAAGCCAGTTGCACTCCAGAAGTTGCACGCGCCGCCCTCGACGAGCTGCGTAAATCGCGAGGTGGTCGCAATGCCTGATCCAATGAACCTGCTACCGGCCCCCGGCCATCTGCGATACGCCGTCTACCCCTGCAGCTGGAAGATCGGCCTAAGCGACCAGCCTTCGCCGCCCATGGCCGTGTTTGCCGATCGCGCTCAGGCCATGCTCTTCGGCTCGCGCATGTGGCCTACCACCTTCGAAATCGTCGACCTTGAGGCATACCGACCATGAGAATCCGCCAGAGCCAGCTCACCAAGGCCGCCCGCGGTCGCGAGTGCCAGATCCGCGTGCCGGGCGTGTGCAACGGCAACCCGGAAACCACCGTGCTGGCGCATTACCGCCTGGCCGGTACAAACGGCATGAGCTGCAAGCCGAATGACTTCCAAGGCGCCTGGTCCTGCTCGGCCTGCCATGACCACGTCGACGGGCGTAGCGCGAGCCGGCGCGGCGCCGATCGTGAGGAAGCGCGCTTGTTGCACGCCGAGGGCGTGATGCGCACCCAGGACATTCTGATTCGTGAAGGGAAGGTGGCATCTTGAAGCCCTACGTGGTGAAGCCGGCCCGCGCCAAGCGCATCGATTACGAGGGCAAAGAGCAGTCCGCCCTGATGATCGAGATCGCACTGCGCATGCCCGAGGTCGCCGCGCTGATCTATCACGTCCCCAACGGTGGGCACCGGCACGTCAGGGTGGCGGCCGAGCTCAAGAAGCAGGGCGTGCGCGCCGGCATCCCCGATCTGGTGCTGCCCATGGCACGCGGCGGGTACTTCGGCCTGTACATCGAGTTCAAGGCCACGCCACCCAACGACTCGCCTGTTTCGGCCGAGCAGCATGCGCGGATTCAAGCCCTCAGTGCCCAGGGCTATCTCGCCATCGTCTGCCGTGGACACTTCGACGCCATGGAGAATTTGCGGGCCTACCTGCGCCTGGCGCCAACGAGGGTTGTTGCATGACCACCACCGCCGCAGTGAAGATTAGCGATGCCGAGATCAGGCGCCAGGCCGCCGGCACTGTCCGCGACCTGCGCGACATCGAGAACAAGGGCCTGTACCTGCGGTTCACCCGAACCCGCGCCCGGGCATCGTGGTATCTCGTATCGGGTCGGACCTGGAATCGCATCGGTAACTACCCGGACCTGACCACCAAGCAGGTGCTGGCCGCGCTGCCGGACATTCGCCTGCGCCTGGCCGCCGGCACCGGGTCGACGCTTTCCAAATGGGCCACCGTCGGCGAGCTGCTCGACTGGTACGCCGAGCGCATGTCCCGCGACCGCAATCTGTCGATCAAACGCAAGAAAACCGGGGCTTCAGCCATCAAATGCCACTTGGTGCCGCGCCTGGGCGATATGCCGCTGATGGAGATCGACAAGGCCAGTCTCGACAGCGAGCTGATGTGGCCGCTGCAGGAAACCATCTCGATCGATTACGTGCGGTCGGTGTTCCAACTGCTGGCCCTTGCATTCCGCCAGGCGCACACCCTGGGCCTGCTCACGTCCAATCCGCTGGCCGGCATCAAGTTCGGAGACTTCTCCAAGGCCAAGGTGGGTATCAAGCCCAGCCGCCTGCGCGGTACTCAGCTCGGCGAACTGATGGTCAGCCTGTTGACCGCGATGGCCAATAACCCGGCTACCGGCCTGCTGGCCCTGATGATGCTGTGCCATGGCTCGCGCATCGGCGAGACGCGGCAGGCGCGCTGGTCGCACATCAGCCTGGCAGAGCGCGAGTGGTTCATTCCGGCCGAGCACACCAAGACCCGCGTTGAGCATCGCCTTCCACTGACCGAGCAGGTGTGCAAGGTTCTGGTGGGCTATCGCGAGATGCAGCACGCCCTAGGCTACGACGGCGAGTTCCTGTTTCCGGCGCGCGGCGGCAAGGGGTTGAGTGAAGGGCAGGCGAGCGCCGTATTCGCGGCGCTGGGGCAGGGTGAGTGGACCAGCCACGACCTGCGCAAGTTGGCCCGCACCTCATGGGCGGACATCGGCATAGACCATCTGATCGGCGAGCTGCTGATCAACCATGCCATGGGCCACAACGTGAAGGTGTACGTGCAGTCGGCGGTGATGCAGCGCAAGCGCGACGCCTTGGAGAAGTGGCACGCCCATCTAGACAGCAAGGGTTTCAACCTCATTCACGGGTTGACCGGCGTTAGATCGGGAGATTCTGGTAATGCGCTGCAAGCCACGCCTCATAAGGGCTGCGAGGCTACTCAGGAATCAATCATAGGCGAGGTTTCAAAAGCATGAAAAAGAGCCACGGACCCGAATTCCGCGCCGCACAGCTCGACCTTGCCAAGTGC